AAGTATTTCCATTGAGGATTACATCTTCAATGTCGTTACCTGCCTGTGTTGCCATCAAACGTGCAATGTGATCTTCTAGATCTGCACCTTCGATGTTGTCTTCTAGAGACTCTGTTGAAAGCTCCCAGTCCATGCGGAGTTTCTTTGTTGTCAAAGAGATTTTTGAGAAAGTTACTGCATTGTTAGATGCTGTATCGTCTGCCTCAGTTGCAAGCTTCATAAGCTTCTCACCAACGGACATACGGTCAATCTCGGCTGTGTCTGACTTCATACGAACTGTACGTGCGACCTTACCGATTACGGTTGCGTCGAACATATAGTCAAGGAAGCGAGCTGATTGTTCTGGGTTAAGAAGTCCACCGTTACCAGCTTCTGATGCACGGTGTGTTCCTGTTCCACCAGTTGTTGAGGCAAATGTGCCTGTAGCTGTAGTTCCAGCTGCAACTGCTTTTTCTAATGTTTCATTGCTCATTATTTTATACCTACCTTAGTTGAATATTTCGTTTACGGAACCGAGGAAAGAACCGTTCCATTTAGATTTTTTGATTGTTACTTCTTCTGATCGGCCAAGATCTGAAGACTTCTTGATTGCAGTCTCTGATTCTACTGCGTCGACACGCTTTTGTACACCATCAATCGTGTTCTTGATGTTATTTACAGCGCTTGAAAGTGCTGTGTGTTGTTCTGCCAACTCTGAAATTCTAGCATCTACGCTCTTGCTGAAAGTTTCAACAGTCTCTTGGATTGTTGTTACTTGTGCTGCATTTGCTTCAGATGCCTTGTTTAGAGTTTCTGAGAAAAAGCCTTTTAGATCGCCTAACATCTTCGCAAAATCAGGTTCATCAACCTTATCTTCTGATACTTCGGCTGCTTTTTCCAGAGTCTCGGCAGGAACGTCTTCTGCTACTGCTTCTGCAGGAGCTTCAGCTGGAGCTGCATCATCTGCAACTACTGCTGTATCTTCAACGGCTGTTTCTTCTGCTACTGCTTCGGCTGGTGCCTCTGCTGCAACATCTTCGACAACTACGTTTTCTGTATTATCTGACATTTCATTACCTCCTTCTGCGTTTGCCTGTTTTGCAATTGTTTGTGTTTCAGGCAACGTAAATCTTGAATGCTTATATGCATCAAGAATCTTGTCTATCTCTTTTGCTTTATTAACGTCTGAGCTTTCAACCCATCCTATTAATTCCGCTGGCTTTCCAGATACTGGAGAGTCGTATGTTTTATCTGTTGAGATAAAAACAGAATCACTGTCTTCACAGTAAAATATGTTTTCAGTTACTACGCCTACTGCAATTCCCTTAGCAATGTATTGTCCATTTACTTTCTGAATAGAAAGAATGTTACAAAGTTCATTTGCTGGTGAATCAACAATAGAAAGCTCAATTAGTTCATAGTTCTTAATAAATCTTACGGTCTTACCATTCGCCTTGTTTACTTCGTTATCTGATTCAAGAATCTTTCCGCCGATTGAAAATCCAGATAGTGTTCCGTCTAGAACCTTCTCCCAAGTATCTTGAGCACCCTTTGAAATGTATGCATCAACATATACTCCATTGAAGAACTCTTTTGACTTTGGGTCGTAGAAAGTTTCTGGCTTAAAAGAAACCATCTTTCCTACTGCATTTGATCCATGCATCTCACGAATGTTTCCACGGAAATTTTCGAATGCCTTGAGGCTTGATTCCGCTGTTACAACATCTCCAGTTTGATCGATATTGTCTAGCGTAGCGAATCCAGAAACAGTTCTTTTTTCACGGTTAACCTTAGTAAAAGGCACCGACAGATTAATAACGTTGCCGTCACTGGTCCATAAAGACTTTTCAATGTTCATATGCTTAATTTTATAGTGTTATAGACTATAAAGCAAATAACAGTTGAGTGGACTTAGTCGACCTGTCTTCCGTCGCCTTTGGCATTTCGTCCTTCTCCGACTTTATCAGAAGAACCTGCAGACCTTTCGGAATCTCGGGCCCTGGTTTTCCCAGCGGTTGCCCTTTGGTCAGCGGCTTGCTGTGGCTTTAAATCAACCATTTCATCTCCGCCATCTACAGGGATCATACCCTTTCTAATTCTAACTTCGTTTGGAGTAATTACCTGCATTCTTAAATATCTTTCATCTATTTGAGATTGGGTATCCTCATCCGTTAAAGTTAATTCATTAAACTTTAAAGTTAGGGCATCTGTCTTTTCGTCAAATATTGCATTAATTTTTTTCTCTAATATCATTTGAGCTGGTCGGCAAACCTGCTCTTTAAATGTTTTATCGGCATCTCGGGCTACCGCTAAATTAACTCCCTCTGGGGTTCCTATTTTATTAATTGGAACACGGTGGGCCAATAGGATTTCGTCTCTATTTGATTTACGATATTTCTCAAATGAGCCTTCCTGATTTCCTGCTTCAATAGGCTCCATTTTAAATTCAACCTTTGAGTCTGGGCTATCTGCTGGAAGTGGAACATATAGAGATCTGTGATTCTTCCCCTTTAATCCTACTTGAAAAAATTCAAGCAATTTACGCTCTGACTCTGGAGAAAGCTTTGCTCCCTTTACTGTAATGATATATCTTGGGACCGCCTTGTTTTCAAAGTAGTCTAGGTTATAACGGCCAGATAATTCATTTCCAGCAAGGGCTACCTGTGCTGCAATAATATCTGGAATACCGTAGTAGTTGTTCATTGGTGTATATTTCTTTAAATGAATAATTTCATTTGGGCGATCTTCTTGACCAGCGATTGGGTTCTCTACTTCATTGTCTCCGAAGTTACTAAAGTATACTGCCTTGCCGTATAGTAGTTGAACAAAGCCATCTCTTAGTCTACGAACACGCATTGTCTTTGCTGGGATATGACCGATATACCCTATGTCTCCGCCTGTTGTTCTTCCTATTTCAATATAGCCATTTCCTGTTGCTTCTAGGTCTGTATAAACCTTAATCAGGGTCTGGGTAAATGTATCTTCATCGTTGGTTGTATCTAGCCAAGCGTGTACATCTTGGCGTAGCTTGTTTAACTTTCTACGGGCTCTTTCTAATTGCTTATCATCTGTAATAGAGTCAAAGGCATCGTTTGTTTTCTTTGTCTCAACAAAGTCATATCCTAGGCCAACAATGTTGGCAACCTTTGCATTAATTGCTGCATAGTTATATGTTGAAATTTCATATATCTTTGAAAGGTATTCTTGATTGTATGGAGGCTCAATAAGATCGAACATTGCATAGCCAGTTATGGCTTGTGCAAGTAGATTTTGTTGTGTTCCTGTTTCATCTATGCCAGTAAAAGACTTTGAGAATTCTCTATTAATTCTGCGCTTAAATGATGAGCCTAAGCCTCTAAACTTCTTTAGGTCTTCTAGGCCTACTGCAAATGGGTCATTATTCTTTTCGTCTTTTTTAAAAGAAAACCAATCTGCTGTATTTGATATGTCGATAATGTTTTCTGAGTTATCTTCACCAAGAAATTCTACTGTCATCTTAAACCACCTAGTTTCTTCATTTCGTCTTTATAGTTTCCTATATCGTATGGATCTGGAACTAATCCCCAGTCGAGTCTTTGCTTTTGATGCTGGAACTCTTCATCGTCAATCTTCCTTCTAGCGGAAAGAAATTTAGGCCCGCCTTCGTATACGCCGAACGAGCGAACTTCTCTAGCCAAAGCATCGATGTTGGATCTATTACCTTTTTTGGACGTGATCGAAAGAAAGTTCCCATCATCGTCTCCAATCCATCTGCCATCTGGCATTTCCCAGACATATATGCCCAGAATCGATTCTTCTTCATTAATGTTATATCTAGCTTTGCTCATATCCATAGACATAAATCATACCATTATTTCGTGCTAAAGTCTAGAGTTTGTACATCAGATGGACAAAACTATATGGTAACTGACTCTGGCTCTACCACGGTTATAAAGAATGGGGTCGAATCGTCACCTAAAGATGACTCTACTATAGAAAAGGATGTGTCATTTATTTGATTAATTGTATTCCCAGTATATAGCAGGTAATGGTTTAATATCCGATTTACGGACAAGGTGCTCTCATATACGGCTACATTGTTATACATATGGCCCAGCCCAGACTTGGAGTCATTCTGATTTTGATTAAATTTTATGTTGGTGTCTGTTGATGTTAGATTTATTACAATATGGTGTGGGGTATCTACTACTAGGAAGTTCCAGACATTTGTATCCGCCGTCCTATCTATGCCATTGACATAAATTGAGGAGATCCCTGTCTTTGTTATTAGCCCCGTATTATCCCACTCGTACTTTTTAGTAGCTCCTGAAAATAAGACATTCTGATTATACTGTGGGGTGTATATCATCTCTATGCAAGAAACGGCGGGAATAGAATTCAATGAGAATCCATGTCCGTCATACATAACAAGCCCATTGTATTTATTATAAGAAAGGGTCTTGCTATTAACCTTGGGTAGAGAGTAGTCATATGCAGAGGATACATAATATCCCGAGTTGTCGCTATAAAAGTTCTTTCCAGTATAGAAGGCTATTTCTAGGGATCTAAGAATTGGAAGATATTTACTTGTATCTGCAGAGGATAGAGTTATCCTTAAATAAACTATCTCTGAAAATTGATTATCGTTCTTATTGATATAAGGAAGAGGACTTCCATTCTTGCATGTCCGCCAAGTAATATTATCGATGCTGGCCTCTACAAGAATTCCAGTTACATCATTGCTCCAGTGGATCTGGGATGTATCGATATTTAAATAGCTTGGGACAATGAAGTAGTCAGTAAATGTAAATGATGCCGTTGCTGAAGTTTCTGTTTCTGGTATATAGATAAATGAATTGTCATCAGATATTGAGATTCCTCCCGTTGCCACCTCGTACCATGTCTTTGATGTTGGGTATGAGTATATAAACTTAGGTCTAATTGATTCCGTGTTCATGCTAAATAGGTACCCATTATCTGCTGCCACAATTTGAGATATATTTACTTCTTGAGTTCCCTCAGAGTAATGATTTAATATCTGAGTTCCAGATAGTGCATATCTATAAAATGCAACACAGTCTACTACAACTCTTCCAGATGCTGGTCCACTTTGAAAAGCAACTAACTCATTAGAAAACTTATATGAGTCTATCTCTAATGCATCAGCAATTAATCCGTTTATATATAGCGACAAAATATTGCTTTGAAATATGGCAACTATATATACTACTTCAGAATTTGATACTGTAGCCTGAACTTGATTAGCCCCGACTTTAAATATAATATTACCATTCTGATAAAATATTCCAATGTTATTAGTGACATCTCCAACTATTGTTGTGCTTGTGCTATAACCTGGAAGTGCACACCATGCCTCTATAGAAAAAGAATTATCTTTATAGTATTTTGTTGCAATTCCTTTAGGGCTATAATTAATTACTGTTGATGTCAAAAGCTCAGTTCCTCTTACGGATCCTGTCACTAAAGGCATTATCTCTTTTGTGGATGCAAAGGAAGCGGTACCATTATTTAAACTACCTGAGTAGTCATATATCTCTAGACCGCTTATTTGTCCGTATGTGATACCGCTATCTTTTAAAGCCTGGTATGTTGCATATTGAGATAACAGCTCGGTGTATGTGTCAGTAGCACCTGACTGCACTTCATCTAATAAA